TGGGAAAATAGGACTTCCATCATCAGATTACTTAAAACACTCGCATAAGCGCGCAGGGCTGAATACGGTAACTTAATACTCGCAGCTCAGATCGCGTAGTTTGCGCTATCTTTTCATCTTCCAACTCTTGGTCGCAACCTACACCCGATATAGTTTCCTATTTCTGCAATTTATTTCGACGTTGCTATCCGCCGGCTATTCACCTCATAACTGAGCTTGACCCTAAGGCCTGCCTTTCTTTTCTGTTGTAAGACTTCAACAGAGCTTGTTTGACCATAAACAAGTAAATTTCCCTCCCACATCCTTGGGAGTAAGGGATCTGACTCTTGATATCGTGTAGTCATTATACGGGTGGTATTACAACCACCGGGAATTTAACCCTAAACAAACGTCTCAACACAACTTAATGCGCCATTTTACAAAACTTTCATTACTAGGTACCTTCTTTTTATAAAGAAGTTAAACTGCAACCACCAACATGGTCGCATTTGCAGTGATTACTCCAGCTACCGCAGTAGCCGTAACTAATAGTTCTATAAGAGTATTTGTTCCAGTAATCACAAAATACATTGAACCTGACATAAAAATATCTTCAGTTGCTGCAAGCCCACTCGTATGGGCCGTTGGTTTCTTTGTTGAGGTATATAAACTTCCCGAATTTGTTTGAAGATCTGCTACTACAACTAAATCTTCATTCACCGAATCTTGAACTAATAATGACCAATGAACAACATAATTACCTACTGGCAAAGTAATTTGGCCATTCGAACTGGTAGCTCCTAATCCATTGGGACCTAACACGGTTGTCATACCTGCTCCCACAGTAGTGGTCAAAGTCTGACCTCCTGCCGCAGTTTGGCCTTGTGCAACCTGATTGTTAATGGGAGCTGCTTCCAAAGCAGAATTCAACAAATTTTCGAACTGCACTCCATAATAAACATGAAGTTCTCCCAATTTGGTGGTGTTGTCCACTGTTCCTGTTGTTGAAATAAACAAATTTGCAACATCATACAAGTGAATATCGGCCCCACCAGGCAATGCTCCTTGCCTAACCAAATGCCAGTTTTGCCCTGATGGCTGCAGGTACTTCGAGGGTACAGTTACACTAAACTTTCTTGATGGTAAATCAGAATTCATTAGTTGTTTATCGGTAGCATAAGCTGCTGCTTTCGTCGTAGGTGCTCCATCTGCGGGATCAATATTCACTTGGAATATAACTTTCCCCGTAGTTCCAGCAGTCGCGAATTCATTAACTGTTGGCTCATATTCAAAACGTATATGTTTGAACTTATATCTCTGCCAAATAACAGCCTGCTTAGAAAGAGTTGGGAACATTATTGCACTCCCTGGATTTAATGCCAACGATTGGATTACTCCAAAATTCGTACCATTTCCAACAATGTCAAGAACTTCTTCTCATTCTTCAACATGACACCCCTTCATCCTCATCCCGCGGGATCCTTTTGAAGCTTGAGCCCCTTGGATTCCTCCTTGACCTCTACCTCGTCCAGCTTTACCCGCCTTCCTGGTTCGATTTCTCTTTCGACCGGGACCCCTACCTCCTCGCGGAGCTGTAGGGGAATTTGGTGATGCTAATGTTTTAAACACTATCATCGGTTGTTTTTGTTGACGTGTCGCTTTCGCGCCTTTCCCACGTCGAGATCGGCTTTTCTTTTCCACAAGCGTTACTTGTGACATTTTATCAGGCTTATTTAAATCTTTCTCTATCTCCTGATAATGAGGGCAGTCTTCACAACCACACCTCCCTTCACGGCAACATTGGAGCTCACGCTCTACAAATTGCTCCAAAGAAAACTTTGACTGAGGATACAAAACCTCCTCACCCAAAAACAACTTCGACAGCTTACTATCTGTCAAAACTCCACTTTTAGCCTGAATCCAATCTACATCATCACAACAAACTAAATCAAAATGCTCAATCAACCAAGAGATAAAATCTCTACAAAAAGCTCGAAATTGAGTATCTGACCATCCCACCTGTAATAAGGCTCCTGCTCGCAAAAGCGTAAATGCAGGAGATTGTTGTTTCGTTTCCGAATAAAGCAAACTCGTCATAAGTTTTGCTCGATCGTAAACTGGAATTGCTTTTCCACAAAAGAAAATAGTCTTCGCTGAAAGAAAATCTAACTCCTTTGCTTCACGAGGTTCCATGTCATCCGTGGTAGTTGTTACACCAATTTTATTCCACGTAGAAATGACAGTTCGCGCATTGAAGAACTGATGTGCATAATCACTAACAGTCCAGGTGTTATCATCACCTACCAATATTTTTGAAGTATTGAGTTCAAATTCAAGATAATTCGGATCTGGTCCTGGTGCATTCATAATCCATGCATAGGCCAGCAGACAATATAAAATTAAAGTATTGTCATTAATTGTGTTTACAGAACCTGATGGGTTTCCTCCCAACTTCATAACAATCACTCCTTCTGG